TAACATACGGCTTGATTGCTGGATCAATGCTCGTAGTTGTTGTGCTATTTTGACTACCGCCGCCACCACCCATAATTACACCTCGCAAATCCACTGTTTAGGACGGAAACCATACGCTGCCGCCCTTTTGTCCCACCCACGACGAAAACTAGAAAAAGTTATATTTTTAACATTGGCTTCTTTAGCCATACCTTTTATATATTTTAAGGCATTTTCGACAACATCATAACTATTTTCTAACGAATAAGCAGCCCATACGTGCAATGTCTCACCTAGTGGCTGCAATATAAAGAACCCCTTGTAATGGTTATTCTCTATCAATACAAAAAGCATACTCTTTTGATTAAAACAGTCTGTATATACATCCTCGACTATCCATCCAGTATTTCCTTTAGACCGTATTCTCTCTAACGCTGGCTTAATCGTTTCCCACCAGCCCCGTAGTTCCTGCGACCCTATATATTTATATTCCATTAGCCGACAACAATGTACATAAATTCACATAGATGAGCGTTACTAGCATGATTAATGATTGCACTTCCTCGTGATCTTGTTCCCACCCATAACTTAGCCATTTCTTGTGCCCCTTTTTCATTCATCGGCGTAAAAATTATTGCCGAATCATAACCGATTCTAGGGTCATTCAATGTTGTCTGAGTAGCTGATGTCGTAGTCGTGAAATACCCTACATTATTCGTTTTACCATCCATAATCCCACGAACAACCTCTGATACAGCACGGTTATCAGCACCAAATGGAGGTAAAGTACGAAATTGTGTCATCGATCACCTGAAACAGAATATTCCAAATCAACACCAACCACAGTACGCCAATCTGCACCCGTAGGCTGTACTCTCACTCGATGATAATTACCATTAGAGCGCAAAGAAACTCGATTTATCGTATCTGGAGAAGCATAACTAGTATATTGAATGTCATCATTCATTAAAACACGGCTAGATATTGCAACATTACCAATACCGTTATCAACTATAGGTTTAGCAAGCGTTACTAAACTACGACCCAAGTCTAAATCTTGGCTAGATACATAAGCAGGTTCAAAATCACCAGTAAAACCATAGACTTTCTGACCAGATACAGCAGCTAAAAACCAATTACCACCAGCATACGCACGATCATCAAAGCTAGCTGTCAAATTATCAATAGAAGGCAGCGATAAAGTACAGTCACTTGTCGTAATAGTCGCTGATGTCGCAGACGTTACGGTAAACGTATTAGCTCCTGTACGTGTTATCTGATAAAAGTTATCAGCAGCACCACCTGTAGTCGCATCAAAGTATACAAAACCACCTGTTTGCAAGCCATGATTAGTCGCTGTAACAGTAATAGTCGTACCAGACTGAGTATACGTACCTGCTAACGTATTAGAACCCTGAGTAATACTGATCTTATCTAATTGCTCTAACGTAGCAGATGCAGTTAATACATAAGCAATCGAATTAACGTCAATGTCAGAAAAAGACCACCTATTTAGCTTTGCGTTATAAATAAGCAATTGCTTGCCAGAAGCAGTAGGCATCACCCATATAACCAATGAACGAATAGGATCAACAGAAGCACTCATCCCAGTTGAAACTTGGTCAATAGCTACATTCTCAAAGAACCATCGATTAACCTTCTCAGCACCTATCGGAGTAACACTCTGACCGTTACATACGTAAAAGCCATCATCAGCTAAAAAGTATGTCTGATCTGATAACTGTGCGATAGAGCCGTTAGCAATACACCCTAATGAACGTGATATAGCATCAAATTGAAAGAAGAACGGAGAACCCGAATAGGTCATCCGATAAATAGCTCTTTCCAAGAAAACCAGCCCGTATTCACCACCAGAAAGACCAGTAATGTCGCCACCATCAGGAAGCAACTGAGAGTCAGACTGACTAGACGAAGATGGTGTCCAATTGGCCTCATTGTTGATGTCAGACCAATAAAGTGTACTCTCAGCTCCAGCAACATTGGCAGCAACGACAAAATCACGCACAACAGTAACGTACTTTGCAGTAGGAGCATCAGCAGATAAGTCGGCAAAAAGAGAAGAACTAGAAAGATTATATGCCTGTAGCTTTGCATTACCGTTAGCAGTAATAACAACAGGCCCGAATTGAGTTATATCCCACGTACTAGACGTATAACCACCAGATTTACTTACATTGATAAAGTTATTGTTCGTAGGGTCAAACTTAAATATCTTAGATGAGCTAGCGGCAAACAGTACATTCTGACCGCCAAACTTACCACCAAACGTGGTTAGCAATGTCTCACTAGCTTGAGTCTCAGCGTTAGGATACGGCTGAATAGACTTTATAGGAGCGTATCCATTAGCAACAGGATAGCAATTTACAGCTTCAGTTACACCACCTAGAATGCCAGGCTGATCTGGTGTCCACTCACCAAACGCTACTCTTGTCTTAGCCATGTATCACCCACAGGAACTTGTTTAGTCCATTCTTCACCATAGATCATCCCTTTAGTTGTTACGATAGCCTTGCCCGTAATACTAGCGTTTCCTAGTGCAATTAATCCACCATTTGCTACAACAACTGTCCTTACATTAAATTGTCCACCACCTAAGACAACATTACTAGCAACAGCAGATACAGTAGAGACACACACTATTGACGCATTACCTAAGACTAACTTAGCTCCGTCAGCCGTAACCGTAGCACTACCTAATATAGCCGCTACAGCCTCTCTGTTATACCCGCCTAGTGCAGTTACTACAGCCCTGCCAGTAATCGCTGCATTGCCCTGTATAGCCCCTTCATAGGCCGTTACAATAGCTTTACCTAATATAGCAGCAGCACCGTTAGCAGTTCTAGTTCCAGATGCAATAACTACCGCATTACCAGTGACAGCCGCATTAGCAGCAATAATGGTACTCAGTGAGTCATCAGATACCGCAGCAGCACTTAACGGAATAAATCCAAGCATTTATGGCTCCACAGGCCAAGTTATATCCCAAGGAAACCCGCTTTGCGATGGAATATCCCTCAATAATTGACGATAAGTAGCCCATATTTCTTTATCTACAGGACTATCAGCGACTTGTGTCCAATCGCACTCAGCTATTAGACGATTACGCTCAGTCCGTTGTGAAGCAGCCTGTTGAGTATCCAAAGCAGCAATAGCGTCTGCATCTATATCAATAGCCGTAAACTTACTAAACCATTGACCATTGATTTCTTCTACGCCATCACGAGCAACAATCTGATACCTAGTAGCCGTTGGCTGTGCTCCATTTAGCACTGGATCAGCACCAAACTCATTCAACAAAGCAACCGATAATTGCTGTGGGAAGCTGGTATTTGGATGCAATGAACGGAACTCTGATTCCGTCATCACCGTGCCCGTGTCTCTAATTCTTAATTCCATAATTTCCTCTAAGCAATAGCTAAGAAAATGTAACTTGCTGCGTTTACGTTGACGTTTGTCGCCGCTACTTGATTGACGATAAACCCAGAATTATCAGGATCAATAGTATCGTCTGTCGTAACTTCAGCTACTGTCGTATTAAGACTTAAATGAGGATCGTTACCTGACACAATACCTCTAGCCGTATCCCATACGTACCAGTCTCCTGTTGAGTCAGTACGCTTAATAAGAACAAACCTCGCACCAGCAGTAAATCCGCAAGCGATAGTTTGGCTTGATCCGTTGCCTGTGTAGCTGCCTACTTTGGATACGCCTGCAAGAGTGGCGAATAGGTAGGCTATGTAACTGGCAGATGAACTATTTACTATAGAACTAGTTCCTACACTAAAAACAGTTGATGTCGGAGTTGTTGTGTTCCAAAGAGTTTGACCTGAACCTGATCTGGCGTCTGTAGTATTTAAAAACAGATACTCATCATTATTAATTGGAGCCGCATATACCGCCCAATTTGCCGTTACTGTAGTTCTTCGTTTAACAATCATCAACTCAGGAACAGCACCTAAGTTGTGGTTAAAAGTTCCTGCTGTTCCAGTTCCCGTATAGCACACCACATCAAAGAAGCCTGGGGCACGAGAAAATAAATAGTTTATGAACGTATTGGCTGAAGCATTTGTTGATGATGAAGTAGTACCTACTTTTATACCATCCATCACATCCCAAGGATTAGCTTGCAAAATAGTCGTAGGAGCTGCAACTTCAGCGGCTGTAGAGGATGTTCCTAAATAGTTTATTCCAGTAAGGCGAGAAACAAGTAAAGGCAATGTACTTGCACCGCGATTTTTAATAAAAACAGTATCGTCTACACCCGTACCGCCAGTAACAGTTGCATCTACACCTGTACCTGTTCTAGCTGATAAACCAAACACCTTAGTCGCATCAGTCGGCGTTTTCATAGGGCCACGACGTATGGCTATGTAGATGTAATTAAATCCAGATCCGTTAACGCTATTTGTTGTGACCACCGATGCGCTAGTTAAAGCAAAGCCGTTAGTACGAGGCTCTACCCAGTTATAGCTGGTGTTTTCTGCATTAGACGAGTTAAAAGCAATAGCTGGATCAATACTTCCTACGGTCATGCCACGCGTAATATCAGAGCACCACCAATCCCCACCGTCGCTATCAATACGCTTTACAAACACCCACTGCGCTTCATAACCAAGGTTGATAGGGTTCACACCGCCATTACCCACATAACTACCACAGCTAATCACATTGTCCGTACCAGACGCGCCAAAGCCTCCAGCGTCGTGGGCGAATAGGTAGGCGACATAAGTGCCGCCTGAAGCGTTTACACCGCTTGCGTCACCCAATGTAAAGATAGTTGACGTGGGTGCAGTGTTATTCCACGTTGTGCCAGTTGATGCTTTTGCGTTTGTCAGGTTTAAATACATCACATAGCTTTGAGGATTTGCATCCATAGCCCTGTGATATACATGCCAATTATTGGTTGTGTCAGTACGTTTAACAATCATGCACCCTGGAACACTTCCAAGATTGTGCGCTACAGTACGGCCAGCAGTTCCATTCCCCGTATACGTCACAACATCAAAGAACTTAGGCTGCTCTCGGAATGTCCACCCAACATAATTTGTAGAACTTCCATTTACAGATGAGTTTGAGCCGAGAGAGAATCCATTTGAATTAAAAGCAGTTAAACGTGTCGCTCCATAACTTTGCCCAGCAGTACTACTTGTTTGTAGTTCATACCCAGCACCGCGGAGAGTGTCATAAAACGCCGGAGGTTCTGTGCTGTTTGTTCCAGACCTAGCTTTAATATATACCGCACCACCATTAGTAGATAAATCAATTCCATTGGTAATAGTCTGCGTAGAGCCATTACCCGCATAGAGATACGTACTAAATACATCTTCTATGTAATTAGCAGCAGAAGCTATGACCGCACTTTTTAGTCGTGAAGTTAACATTAATTATTTCCCACGCGAGCACCATAAACCTGTGTGCCAACTTCCCACAGTACGATCACAGTGTAGCCCGTAGTATTTAACGTCGGAGCTGATCCTGAGTCTGTTTTCCACACCACACCAGAGCCACCAAATGTCGCATCAGTCCATGTCAATGTATAAGCAGAGCCATCATCAATCATCAATGTTACCGACTCACCAGCGACAAAGTTCGTCGCTTTAGGAGTACGACTAGCACCTAGCGTAATCAATTGAATTGAACCATTGCCAGGGTCAATCTCAAACGCAGCACCATCAGTGATTGTGTAAACGTCCTCTAAGATCGTTCCAATAATCGCAGGATCAGTCAGAGTCTTGTTCGTTAGTGTCTGAGCTAAATCTGTAGATACAGCCTTATCACCTGCATAAGTAGCAAATACGTCCTTAGCTCCAGCACCAAAATCAACAGCAGAATTAGAATTACTAGACTTTAGAACTGTAGTCCTAGCCAATTGACCAGCACTAACAGTCCCAATGCCTACTTCCCATGCACTGCCTAAAGTAATTGTGTAATAACACGTATTGCTATTGCCGATAGCGGTACTAAAGCTCTGATAGCCACTAACAGCACCGTCCAATGTCAAAGTGCCAGTTCCGGTAGT